TTGACCCGCCCCGATCCCGGTTGCGATAGTTGCGGTCCCGAGTGCTGCCCCCGCTGCTGAGAAGCCCCTGCGGCTGGCCACCGCCCTGCGGCATCATCTGGGCCGGTTGCCCGAAGAACGAATTGCGCTGCGCCGCCAACTCGGGATAGGCGGCCTCAAAGGCATCAACCGTCTGCTCGAAAACGGGGTAGGACGAATGCCCCATGACGCCGCCCCCGAAGTCCTGCGCTGCTGGCAACCCGGTGCCCGCGCTTGGTGTCATGCCGAATGACAGGGCTGCGGCGTTGGTATTGTCGAACGCTGCCTGCTGCGTGGGCGAGAACGCCGCCACGTCCGGCCCCATGAAGGGCATGTAGTCCATCTGGGCGATGTCTTCGCCCCGCGCGATTGCCCGCTTGGAAGGGCCTTCCAGCCATTGCGGGATTTCTACGCTTGTCGTGCTGCTGCCGCCTTTGCCGCCACCGCTCATGGTCACAACTCCTTGCTCAGACAGGTGTGAATCGGCTTCCACCCGCGTGATTTGTAAACGCGCTGCCACCCCGGCCGCCCGTTGATCGTGGCCGCGTCGCAGCCCTGCATACGGCCCCACTCGGCCAGCGTGTCGTGCATGTCGATTAGCTGATCCATGTCCCCGCCGCCGAGAAAGACGTTCAAAACCTTCTTGCGCGGGAACGTGATGATTTCCGACACCAAGCACCCGTCCGGCGCGGGCCAAAGCTGCATCCGGCCTTCCATGACGCCCGCAACCACGTCTTCAAACAGGTGCGTTCCTTCGCTGTATTCCAGCGCCGCCTCGATCCAGTGCTGGCAACGCAGAAGCTCAGACAGAACTTGCCGAGACGTTGCCTGCATTATCCACCTCGATTGCGTAGCGCGTCCCGTCCGGGCTGGTCAGGATCAGCCGCGCCTCGCCAATCTCCACGTCCTGCCCGCGCTTGTGATTGCCACGGTCTGCCGCCTCGATAAGCTGGCTGCGCCGCTGCTCATGGATCGGGCGGTAACTCTGGGGCGTAACAGGCAGTTTCATCGCCGCCCCCCTTGCTTGACCTCAAGCCGCTGGATGCCCGCGCGCCAAGCCGCGTTGGCCACGCCTTCGACCCTCATGCGCACCTGCCGCCCCGAGAACCGCACGCTCGTCGGGTTGCCCAGCGTGTAAGGCCCGTGTTCGGTTTCCGCCGCGTTGGGGTAGAACCGTGTCTTGAACTTGATCTGCGCATCGCCTTGGCTTTCCTCGTCGGGCAATAGCTCGGTCGCATACATCACGTTGTGGCCCGTCCCGAGGCTGATCGGGCCAGTTTCGGCATAGACAGTCTCGCTGCCGTGCGCGGTGCCGCTCTCATGCTCCAGAATGTCCGCGCCATCGCACCAGACAGGGCGAGTGAATACGCCACGATCCACGCCTGCCGTGCGAACAAGGCTGCCCGCCGTCCAAGCGCCGGTCGAATAGTCCAACGCGATATAGCGGTTGATTTCCGTGCTGTCGCTTGACGGGTAGAACCACCAGATTTCCGAAAACTCGCCATTGGCGACGGCCCACACCTTGGACGCCTGCGCCCGGTTGATGTCGTCAAAGACCAGATCGTGCGCCTCGCAGGGGATTTCCTCGACCGCGCCGCCTGCGTAGCGGTGAAAGCCACGCCTCCCCATCCAGAACACGCCCTGATCCACAGATACCGCCGACATGCGAGAGATCGCCCCGCACGCGCTGCCAACACGCTCGAACCCGTAGACGAACGGCGGGCCGATGTATTGTGCCACATGCGCGTCCGTATCCGTCAGGATCACAAGACCGGACCGATCCCGCGCGGCCTGCATGATCTGCCCCGAGGTTTGCAGCTCGTAGTCGCCCGCTTCGTTGGTCGCCGCCGGGGTCCAGGTCGTGTTGTCCTCGCGGTCGCACCACTGAACCTTGCGCGGGTTGCCGCCGGGGGCGAGAGCGAACAGGAACCTTTCTTCTGTCACCGCAAGACCATTGCAGCCCGTGGGCGCACCGCTGATAGCGGCAGGCTCGGTGCCGGTGTTCAACTGCCATTCCCAGAGCCTGCCGTCCTCGGTGCTGCACCCAACGAGGTTTTCGCCCCAGTTGTCCAGCGCCCATCTTGTTGCCTCGGAATAGGTCGTGCCGGTGCGCGGCGTGCCATACTGTCCCGCCCCGTAGATGCCCGCGCCATAGCCCGAGGCAATCGCGGCGTCCTCGATGCCAGCCGTCAGGCCCGTGGGCGTGATGTCCGAAACCGTGCCATCGGCTGACATGACGAACAGGGCGTCATAGGCCCCGAAGGCAACGTAGCGATCTGCCGTGTTGGTGCGCCATGAATGCGCGCCGCGCGGCGTTGAGGTCACCGCCGCGCTTGCATACTGCTGCCAGCCTCCAACCGGCCGCAGGCTGCCTTCCTGCCAGCGCACAAGGTTTACGTCCAGCCAGCGGCCCGACGATTGGAAGTCCGTCCCGACCGAGTGAACCCCCGGCGGGATTTCAAGCGGCAGCAAGGGCATGGTCAGGCAGTCCTCACGAACAGCGTGGCGCCCCGATTGGCGTCCTCAATGTAGCCGAGGCACTTCCATGTGCCGGTGAAAGACGGGTCTTGGCTTCTGTAGAGGCCGTTGCGGGACTCGGAAAAGCGCCCGGCTGACGCCGTTCTCAATTCCGAACCGGCCACGGTGTCGCCGTAGCTCAGTGGAAGAACGCCGGAGGAAGCAATGCCACAATACGCCATTGCACCGATTGCAGTCGCGTCGTCGTGAGTTGTGGGCTGTCCACCTCCAACCGTTTTTGAGTTGATGTTCGTTACATGCCCGTTGCTGTCCAGCGAGATGTCTTGGATGACGGTGTTGCCGCCGTTGTTCACGCTGCCTTGGTTGGACGTGTTTGCGTGGTTGATGGTGATGCTGCCGCTAAACCCGCCGCCGGAGAGATCCGTACCTGCAATAACAGACGTGATCTTGCCGTGGAGTTGCCCCTGAATGCTGTGTGTCACGCCAGACAGATGGTTGATTTCGGTGGTCGAGACTGTCACGCCGTCCAGCTTGTTCAACTCGGCGGTTGTTGCCGTGATGCCATCAAGGGTGTTGAGTTCCGCCGTGGCAACGGTCGCCCCGTCGAGAATGGCAAACTCGGTCGCGCTCACACCCCCGAGAAGAATGTCAAGGTCCGTCCAGAGAGTGTTGAGTTCATCGCCCCAAGTATCCGCGGACCCGCCAACCGTGGGCAGTGTCCAGCCGTAGTTCGTCGTTGCCATGTCGTCACCTTATCCGTAGGGGGCCAGACCACTTGCCGCGCTTGCCGTCGCGGATCAGGCCATCAAGGGCAGACTGATGCAGAGCACCCCAGACCGTCGCACGCTGGTCTTCGTGCAGGTATGGCGCTGTGTGGATCAATGCGCCGTAGAGGTAGAGATCGGGGGCCTGCTCAAGCACCCAGTTTGTCGTGTTGCTGTCCGACAGCGCTGGGATCACCTGGTTGTAAACGATGTTCACGGTGTAGGTGTCGCCCGGCGTCGGGAACCACTCGAATTGACCGCTGGTCAGGGCGTAGAAGCGCGGCTCGCCTGCGGTGTCTCGGCGCTGCGCCCGTGCATCCGACATTTCGTTGAGTGACATAGGCTCAAGCGCGCGATACTTGCCGTCCAGCGTCATGCGAACAACGCTGTGAAAATCGAACGGCAAGTTGGTATATCGCGAGTTGGCGGTCGCGGTCGTGCTAGCCTCGCGTCGCCAATGCTGCACGTCCCGCTGCATCGCGGCCTCGGCCAGCCTGATGAACGTCGGGATCGTCGCGGTCAGGTCATCGCGGTTGAGAAAGCTGGCAATGCTGTCCTGCAACTCGCTGTAGGTGGTGATGCTCATGCGATCCCCTGTAGGTTCCGGCGGACCGGCCCGCTCTTGCTGTTGGCCCGCGTGTTGCCCGTCGCCATGTATCGGAAGCTGTCAGCCCCGTGGCTGGTCCAGTCGTGAAGCGGCCTGCCGCGCCACGTCTTGCCCTTTTCGTCGAAGTCCCGCCGATACTGCCGCAAGGCCTCGATGCCGCGTTCGCACTTGTCCTCGTCAAACCAGCAATTCGCCAGAAATGACCGCGCGGCCTGAATGCCATCATCAAGGCGCAGCTGCGGTGCAATATCGACAGGGCGAACACCGAGCGCGCTTAGCGTTTCCAGCCTGCTCTTTCCGCTGCCCAGCTCGCGCACCTTCACGTCATGGGGCAGGATGTGCCGCGTGTAGTTGTATCCCTTGCCTTGAAGGACGTTGGCGTAGTGGTCGAGGCCGACCCCGCTGCACTCGTAATAGTCGATCAGCCGGCGCTCTTTGCCGACCAGTTGCATGAACCATATCGCGGTGCTGTCCCCGACGCCCAAATCCCAGCTTGTGATGACGCCCACAGACGGCTCATGCGGCACCTTGCAGATGCGCCCCTCGTCGTATGCCGCCTTCATCTCGTTGCCGTAATAAGGGCCCTGGATGGCGGCCTCGAAGCTGCACTCGTATTCCTGAGCGAACCGATCCTCGCCCATGACCTTCAGGGCCGCGTCAAGCTCCTCTTGGTCCAGCATCCCGGTTTCTGTCGCCTTGTGGAAACCGACATACCAATCGGGGTCTGCCTTGGCACGCTGGTAGGTCTCCCAAAAGTCGTTCTTGCCTTTAGGGGTGCCGATGAAGACCGCCAAGCCTTTGCGGTCCGATAGCGCCGGGCGGATGACCGTTGGCCAGGCGTTGACCGGGAAATCGGCCGGCTCGTCAAGAACAGCGC